TCCAAAAGATACACCGAACTTCTTCTCTCGCCAAAGGCGTAGAGTTTTAGTCCAATGCATCGAGAGGAAACGAGTGTCGTCACCAACTCTAAGCTCTACAGGGATAATCTTGCCGTGTTTACGAATCATAGGTATAATGTCCACGATTTCAGATGCTATGTTGTAAAGAGGCCACGAGCCCTTTGTGCCCAAAGGTTGTCCGCAACCCCATCGCACAGGCCTGTATTTAGGTACGTAAAAAGTTAAACTTTGCATGAGTAACTCCCACGCTTCACCGATTTTTCTGCCGAATCTACAACTTATACTCCAAGAGATTGGAGTAATAGGAAACAGATCAGTAGCAGCTGTCTCATCAAGGCAACCCTGATAAGTTTTTCCGTCGATAGAGCGAACGCAACTAAGAAAGGCCTCACGATGGTCAAAACAATGATTGGCATCATCCTGTCGTAAGACAGAATAACCCCATGAATGTAAACCACCAAGTGAAAGCTGTATCCAATAATTCACAACAGCGAAGGGTCTATTTTTCGTCCCCTTATCTGGTTTAAAACCAATACGGTTAACGGGAAATACCTTTTGCTCTGTACAGTTTGCAAGACAACTGTTAAAGAATTCTATAAGATCAAGCTGATCGGTCAATCTACACCAATGAAGCCAAGCCTCATAAGTGACTTTGTCGCGAGAAAGAGCAAGAGCTTCAGTCTCTGCGCATAACAAAGCGTTTAGACGAACGCGTTCAGTTTTATGAACTAAAGTTTTAGTTAACGGATCAAACACAGGGTACTCGCCAGTCGGAATTTCTTCCGTACGACTTGTTGAACCTGCTGACGTACTATACAAGCTAGGGTTTCTTAGGACAGAGTGTCCCTTAGAACTATCGTATTTTCGATAATAAGTTCGAGCAGCATTAAAGAAATCACGACGCATATAAGGCGAAGCCTTAAGAGTGTCGTTAATCTTATTGTTGTCATCCTCAATTACCTTAAGAACCTTAGGCTCCAACCTTCCTTTTCCAGGAAAGGAGCGATAAACCGAAAGGATCGATAGCATAAACTGAAAGGTTTTTGCATCACCAGTTCTTTCGAACTCGTTCAACAATGGAATAAGGACAAAGGGCCTACCACGCTTGTCACAGCGAATGTAATAAGGTTTCTTTACAACTAAACTCTCTCCGTAAGTCTGAAAAGACCACTCGAAAAGAGTTTTTGATAAAGAAGCCAGACCCGAGGGTCCTTTGTTTAACAAGCAAAG